ACGCAGAAGATCTACACGGCCAGGCCACATCCAGTGTTGCAGGTGCTGTTGACGAAGCTGAATATCAGGGTCGTAAGGTACAGTTGGGCAAGAAAATGGCAGGTGATGTAAAGAAAAGCAAAGTGTATGTGAAAGGACCCAAGGGCAACGTGGTCAAGGTCAATTTTGGTGATCCCAACATGCGTATCAAAAAGTCAAATCCTGCACGTAGAAAAAGTTTTAGAGCTCGCCACAACTGCGACAATCCGGGACCGAGGTGGAAGGCTCGTTATTGGTCATGTAGGTCGTGGTAATTTAAAGGAACAAAAATGGCAAGTCAAGCAAACGTCTATCAAGGTGCACTTACCAATGCACAAATGTACACCGACAAGGTGTCTATTTCTTCTGGCAGTGGTGTTGTGACCTACAATGTGAACATAGCCAATCTGACCACAGGGGCCATCACTTCTGACACAATCTACAGCAATGCTGTGGGTGTTGGTGTAGGCATGATTGTGGAAACTTATGTGGGTGTGGGCAACTTTTTGACCATCGTGGGAAACACTGCCTATACCCAGGAGTTGGGCACAAGATCATCGGCCAGAGCCGGCGTCAACTGATGCGAGCAAAAGAATTTGTTTCTGTCAAGATAAACGAAACAGCAGATGCAAAGATTTCCCGCAGGCTGCAGGCAGCCACTCGCGGTTTGAACGTGTACAGTGATGCAGAACGTCGTAACAATGACTATGTGATGAATCGTCTGGGTCAAGCAGTGGCCATGACAGATGGTACTTTTGTACCTGAACTTGATGCCAAGAGTTGGATAGGCAAGGGCAAGAGTACTCATCCCTATACCGAAGAAGAACAAGCCATGTTGAAAATGGCCTACCGGGCCATTGGTGCCAAGCATACAGATCTCAACAACGGCGACATGGACAGCGAAGAAATGGCCGAAGTCAATCGAGTTAGTCCAGTGAAAAGTTTCAAAGGGTATCCCCGATGAGAGCTAGAGAATTTGTCCGTAGAAATTTAAAGGAAGAAACTGTTCTCCCTCCTGAGCAGGCAGATCCCATGCGTTATACTTACATTATACCAGGACTCAGTGCTGCTGACCCTTACAAGAACTATCGCTTTGGCGTGGCCATGGCACGTGCCAGATCAGATTATGCTGATTCCACCAGTGAGCAGAACAAAAGTATTGATCCTTACAAAAAAGCCTGGTCAGCAGAAACAGTGTTTGGCGAACACGGTGTTGTGGCCGGAATGACACCAGCTATCGCTCAAGTGATTGACACAGCCCTGGCAATGACTGGAACACCAGGCGGCAAAAAATTAGTTAGCACACCTGACAGTCGAGAGCCTGCTTTTGTAGATACAAAAAGTCCCGTAACAGCATTCAAAGGCTACCCACGGTAGTATAATAACTACATATATTAGTGATCCAGGCTAAGTAATTGCATGGTTAAAACAGAAACAGCTCTAGTCAAGACTCCCTACAGCAAGATCACCTACACACAGCAACAGATTGACGAGTTTGTTGCCTGTGCTGATCCTGTGACCGGTCCGCAGTACTTTTTAGACAACTTCTTCTACATACAGCATCCTACCCGCGGACGCATGCTGTATCATCCGTTTGATTATCAAAAACGTCTGATTGACGTATACCATAACTATCGCTACAGCATAAGCATGATGCCCAGACAGACTGGAAAATCGACCACAGCGGCTGGTTACCTGTTGTGGTATGCCATGTTTGTGCCAGATTCAACAATTCTGGTGGCAGCACACAAGTACACAGGCTCACAGGAAATCATGCAGCGTGTTCGCTATGCTTATGAATCAGTGCCAGATCATATCAGAGCCGGTGCCACCAACTACAACAAGGGCTCAATAGAATTTGATAATGGAAGTCGCATAGTTTCGGCAACCACAACTGAAAACACCGGTCGAGGCATGAGTATCTCGCTCTTGTACGCAGACGAATTTGCGTTCGTTCGGCCCACCATTGCCACAGAATTCTGGACCAGTATTAGCCCCACACTTGCCACTGGTGGTAAAGCCATTATTACATCAACGCCCAACAGTGACGAAGATCAGTTTGCGTTACTGTGGAAAGGTGCCAACCGGTGCGAAGATGAATACGGCAATCCTACACAGGTGGGACAAAACGGGTTCAAGGCATATCGCAGCTTTTGGAACGAACATCCAGACCGGGACAATGCTTGGGCACAACAGCAACGAGCAGCCTTGGGTGTAGATCGCTTCCGTAGAGAAATGGACTGCGAATTCCTTATAGCCGATGAGACTCTCATTGCTCCGGCCAAGTTGATTGACCTAGCAGGTCAGGAACCCCTGTATAAAACTGGCGAAGTACGCTGGTATAAAAAGCCTCAGTCGGGCAGGATATATGTGGTAGGGCTTGATCCCAGTCTGGGTACCGGTGGTGATCCTGCTGCTATACAGGTGTTCGAAGCCAACACAACACAACAGGTGGCTGAATGGCGTCACAACAGAACTGATATCCCAACCCAAATTCGAATCATGGCTGACATTATTCGTCACGTAAATGATGTAGTCCGAGACCCTAAAAGCATTTACTACAGTGTAGAAAACAACAGCATAGGCGAAGCTGCCTTGATCAGCATTACAGAATACGGCGAAGAAAACATACAGGGCTATTTCCTCAGCGAAAGCGGCAAGACTCGCAAGGGATTCAACACATCAAACAAACCCAAACTGGCAGCATGTGCCAAGTTCAAACACCTGGTTGAAAGTCGCAGAATGACAATCAGCAGTGCCAGTCTAATATCAGAAATGAAAAACTTTGTAGCACACGGTGTCAGCTATGCTGCCAAACCAGGTGAAACAGATGACTTGATCATGGCCACCTTGTTGGTGGTACGCATGCTGCAGGTGTTGCAGAGCTATCACGGCGAGCTTGACACACAGATGCGTGATCACCAGGACAGCATCATACCACCTCTTCCGTTCGTTATGACTATGTAATATAAATACATGATGGAAAACACCGCACAAAACCAACTATACGATCTGTTAGTGACCAGAGATTTTGACCCTGAAATGAAAGATGCTCAGGGTAAAGATGTGTCAGATCCTGCAGAAGCAGACATGTTTACCTTTGATTGGAAAACACCCAACAAAAACTACGGCACAGTGGTAATCTTGATTGGTCAAGACAGAAATGTCAAGATATTTTTTGGTGATAATCTGGGCCGCACCATGGAAAGAGAAGACAAAAGTTCCTGGTATGATTTCCTCAATCATCTCAAACAGTTTAGTGTACGCAACAACTTGATGAATTTTGAAATAGAAAATATCAATCGATTAAAGTACAACATGCAGGGTATGGCTGCTATCCGGGAAGGCCTGTTTGAAGGCTACTACGGTACCCGAAAGGTCAGCTACAGCGATCAACCCAAACAGACACGTCTGGTGATCAAACACAATCGTACCTTGGGCGAAGATGACGCACGTTTTCGTTATGTAGAAAACCTGTATGTGGAAACCAGTGATGATCAACGATTTAGATTGCCATTTACAAACCTGATTGGCGGCCGTGCCATGGCTCGCCATGTGAGTGAAGGCGGCACTCCCTATGACACATTTGGCCAGCACATCAGTGAAATAGTGAAAGAAATGAATATCTTGAATAAGTTTGTGCGTGCCAGCAAAACCAAACAGTTCGATACAGCAGCAGCAGACTTGGCCGAAACAGCAGTGCGTCATTATCAAGATCTCAAGGCCAAGGCCAAACGCATGATCAGTCAGCGTGGATATCTGGAAGAACTCCAGGCCTTTGATCCTGCTGAAATCACAGATTCGGATGCCCTGGCAGAAGACATTCGCAACATGTTTATTGAACAGAGTCTGGATGCCAGAATTGAAGCTGCCATTCCTGTGTTGGCTCGATTGTCCAGACCAAGAGACAAAGACATGCAAGAAATTACAGAATTTGAATCTTGGGCTGAATCTGTAACCGAAGGCACCTGGGCCATTCCGGACACAGCACAAACCAAAAAACAATTGCAACAGCTGATGGCAAAAGAATTGCCAGTGGGTCCGGACGCAACAAACGCCACTGAACAGTTGTATGATGTGCTGGGAGATGATGAACTGTATGACCAGTTGATTGACTTGTCTACTCAGGATCCAGACGCAGATGCCAGACCCTTGATCCAGGCCAGACTGGCAGAATTGGGAATCACAATTGAAATGCCAGCTGAACCTGTGCTGGCTCCGGCTGCTGCTGAGCCACCTGGTGCACAAACTCCTCCACCAGAACCTGTACAGGCCGAAAACCTAGATGTGGATGGAGTCATGATGACCAAGCCCAGTAACATGAGTTCTGAAAGCGTCGAACGCATTTTGCGATTGGCACAATTGATAAAATAAATTAGCCTTTTAAGTTGCAATGATAAATACTTTCACGTATAATCAGTGTTGTTATACGTTTGTATATACATCTTAAATCAACTTAAAAAGGCAACTTATCATGGCATCATTAGCAGACATCAGAGCAAGACTACAGGCAGCAGATTCAAACAAGGGTGGTCAATCCACAGGCGGTGGCGATAATGCAATTTATCCTCACTGGAACATGGAAGAAGGTGCATCAGCACTGTTACGTTTCCTTCCAGACGCAAACAACAAAAACACATTTTTCTGGGTTGAACGAGCAATGATTCGTTTGCCCTTCAACGGCGTCAAAGGTGAGATGGACACCAAACAAGTGCAAGTGCAAGTACCTTGCGTAGAGATGTGGGGCGAAGCTTGTCCTATTTTGGCAGAAGTGCGTACCTGGTTCAAGGACAAGAGTCTGGAAGACATGGGTCGCAAGTACTGGAAGAAACGCAGCTACGTGTTTCAAGGCTTTGTTCGCGAAAATCCAATCTCTGAGGACAAGACACCAGAAAACCCAATCCGACGCTTTATTATTGGTCCACAGATCTTTGCCACCATCAAGTCAGCCTTGATGGATCCTGAACTTGAGGAATTGCCAACAGACATGTTGCGTGGTCTGGACTTCCGCATTGCTAAAACCAGCAAGGGTGGATATGCTGACTACAACACATCAAAGTGGTCACGCAAAGAAACAGCACTGACCGAAGCTGAACAGTCGGCTGTTGATAAACACGGCCTGTTTGATCTTTCAACATTTATGCCTAAAAAGCCAACAGACGTTGAGCTCCGTGTCATGAAAGAAATGTTCGAAGCGTCGGTTGATGGTCAACCATATGACACAGAGCGTCGGGGTCAGTATTTCCGTCCAGCCGGCGTACAAGCACCTGCAGGATCGTCGGCACCGGCTGCATCTACGCAGGCAGCCAAGCCAGCACCAGCAGCAGATGACAACGTTCCATTTGACGCAGACGAACCAGCGGCAGCAGCCGTTCCTGTAGCAGAAAACAAACCTGCTGCAATGAATGCCGAAGATATTTTGGCAAAGATTCGCGCACGTCAAAACAAGTAATACTAAGTAGTCTTGGGTACTGAAGTCTTCAGTACCCAATTTAACCGTAACATTCCACACATCACATGTATTCAGTTTATCAGCACTGGGATCCTCTACAAGTTTGCTTAGTAGGCAAAACTTATCCTCCTGAATTTTATTCATGGATCAAGGATTCATCAACACGACAAAAATTTGAAAAACTAGCTGAGGAAACCGAAGAAGATTATCAAGGGCTTATTCAATTATTAGAAGGAAAATTTAATGTAAAAATAATGCGTCCTGAATTTCCAGAAGATTTAAATGATCTTTATATTGGCAACAAATGGGTACAACCGCCAACTGCTCCTAGAGATTATTTTTTAATGATCCAAGATAAATTCTGGATTCCTAAAATTCCTAATGCTAGTCATGCTTGGTCAGTATTTTATCGACAAAATAAATTATCTTGGTGGAATGATTTTGTTCGTCCAGATGATTTTTATTCTGCCATGCCTGAATTTGCAGACGACATTAGAACTAAGTTTTCAAAGTTCAAGAAAAACGATCAGCAACATTTGGATGCCAAACTAAAATTTTATGAACATGTGTACACCGATGTACACTCAAATGGTAATGAAATTGTTTATACTGACTTAGATTTTATCAACGGTTGTTTTGTTAGTCGCATTGGTAATGACTTATATTTTGCTACACAGACATACCACGACGATAAACAAGGAATTTTAAATCAAGTTAATCAACTATTTCCTACTACAAATAATCGAATAGTTAATTCTGGTGGACACGGTGATGCAGTATATTGCCCAGTAACACCGGGATTAATTATTAGTTTGAATGATGTTCCCACTTACGCAGATACTTTTCCGGGATGGGAAGTTGTATATTTGCCGCCCAGTAACTACGAACACATGAGAGAGTTTGAGTGGAGCATGAAACGCAACAAAGGACGTTGGTTCATGCCCGGTTTTGAACAAGACAATAATCTGATCAACATGGTAGATCATTACTTCGACGAATGGGTTGGCCAGGTGTCAGAGACAGTATTTGATGTTAATATTCTTATTGTTGATCCTAAAAATATTGTTGTAAGTGCGCACAATGACTTGGTCGAAGCTGCATGTGCAAGACACGGCATTGAAGTACATATAGTACCATTTAGACACAAATACTTTTGGGATTGTGGCATACATTGTGTTACAAATGATATTTCAAGACTCGGACAGATGGGAAACTTTTTTTAATGTTTCGTTTACATATTAACGATTCTTTTGAGCAGCTAGAAAAATCTATTCCAGACGAAATTTTTTTCCCTGACACATTAGGCGGGTTCGATGTAAATTTACAGAATCAATATTTGTTAACACTGAACAATATTGCGCAAAAACAAAATAAAGTTGTCAAGGTTTACATCAGCTATCCGGTAGACAATTCCATACAAAAATTTTATCCTAATCTAAAGTTAACGTTTGAGTCAATCGAAGATTTTTTAAAATTGTTTAATCAACTACACGATTACAAAATACATCCTGACGTAAATATTAAAAATTTTGTTTGCAGCTTTAACGGTACAGATCATGTGGGACGTCAGCTGTTAGTTGTTGCATTGAATCAATTTGGATATTTTAATCCTGCATATTGTAGCAAGAACTTTACAATCACAGCCGATCAAATTGATGGACATATTGTTAATTATGTACATGAACGTGATCGTTTTTATCAAAAATTTTTTATAAATCACAATAGTGACAATTTTTTCGAAAACATTTACAGTTTTGGACATGTAAGATTTAATCATGCAAAGAATATTCATAACCTTGAAGACAAATTAACACAAAGTTTTTTACACATTGTAAGCGAATCATTGGCCACTAGTTATTATCCGTTTGTCTCAGAAAAGTTTTTATATAGTGTTGTGACTCGCGGATTGTTTTTGTCCTACGCTCAGCCTGGCTGGCACAACTATCTAGAAAATCACTATGGTTTTAAAAAATATTCAAAATTATTTGATTATAAATTTGACACTATTACAAATCCGGTCGAACGTCTGATTGAACTGATGTCTATGATTTCAAAATTCAGCAGGCTGTCATCGGACGATTGGCAAGACCTATATTTGTTAGAGCAATACACCATTGAATATAATTACGATCATTACATGTCCAACAACTATTTAAAATACATCTATGCAATAAACATTGACAATATTCAAACAATATTGTAAACTTAGATATCAATTATTAATAAGGAAAATCATGACAAAACCATTTGATGTATCAAAATTTAGAAAAGACATTACCAAATCAATTGATGGATTAAGCATTGGCTTTAACGATCCAACAGATTGGATTTCGACAGGCAACTTTGCCTTAAACTATCTTATCAGCGGCGACTTTAACAAAGGTGTCCCCTTGGGTAAAGTAACAGTATTTGCAGGTGAATCAGGTGCAGGTAAAAGTTACTTCTGTAGTGGTAACATTATTAAAAATGCACAAGCTCAAGGCATCTTTGTTATACTAGTTGATAGTGAAAATGCACTTGATGAATCATGGATGCAGGCACTGGGTGTGGATACCAGTCCAGACAAGTTGCTCAAGTTGTCAATGTCCATGATCGACGATGTGGCCAAAACCATTGCCACATTCATGGGTGACTACAAGGCCCTGCCCGATGGAGAACGTCCAAAAGTCTTGTTTGTTATTGACAGCCTGGGTATGTTGCTAACACCCACAGACGTCAATCAGTTTGAAGCAGGCGAAATGAAAGGTGACTTGGGTCGTAAACCCAAAGCCCTAACAGCCTTGGTACGTAACTGTGTCAACATGTTTGGCAACTACAACGTGGGTATGGTTTGTACCAATCACACTTACGCAAGTCAAGACATGTTTGATCCTGACGATAAAATTTCAGGCGGCCAGGGCTTTATCTACGCTTCGAGTATTGTTGTTGCCATGAAGAAGCTGAAGTTGAAGGAAGATGAAGATGGAAACAAGATCTCTGATGTCATGGGTATTCGAGCCGCTTGCAAGGTCATGAAGACACGCTATGCTAAACCTTTTGAAGGCGTCCAGGTCAAGATTCCATACGAAACAGGCATGAACCCCTACAGTGGTCTTGTAGACTTGGCAGAAAAGCGTAGCTTGTTGAAGAAAGATGGCAACAGACTGGCCTTTACAACTCTGGACGGAGAAGTAATTAAACAGTTCCGTAAGGCGTGGGAAAGCAACGAAGATGGTTGCTTAGACAAAGTTATGGAAGAATTTTCAAAACAAAAAACTGAGGTAAGTACCCTTGAAGTTGACGCAGAAGGAGAGGAATAAATGTCAGTAAATTTAGCACAAGCAGTTTGGGAAGAACTAAAACGCTACATCGGACCGTTGGATAGAACAGAAGCAGCTGATGCCCTGGTCAATTTACTTGTAGATAGTAATTTTGATGCCGACGACATTCGCAACTCATTCAGAGGTGATGCAGAAGTCAAGAAAGCTCTGCAAGGATATCTGGATGATCACGACGACGAAGAAGAAATTGATGACGATGACAATTTTGAAGAAGAAGACGAAGAGGATTATTAAATGTCGTTGAGCAATTCAAAATATTTTCCAATAAACACAGCTACTAGTTGCAGATCAAAATGGGCATCAAGTACCTTGCGATTAAACGATGGCACCACTGCATCCTGTACTAAAGCTAGTAAGTCTGTGATTGATTCTAACTTCAACGATTTCCACAACACAGAGAAAAAAATAATGGCCCGTCGTCTGATGTTAGAAGGAAAATGGCCTGGTGACGGGTGCGAGTCATGCGAAAAAATTGAAAATAGTGGAGGCTTCAGCGATCGCCAGTTTCAAAATCAAGTACCGGGTGTATATCCAATGGCATTGGAAACAGACTCAACCACAGTTAACGTTTTGCCAACAGTGCTAGAATTGTTTTTTACAAATAAATGCAATTTTAAATGTCTTTATTGTAACCCTCAATTTAGTTCTTCTATTCAAGAAGAAAATGCTAAGTTCGGCGGATCAATAATTGGAGATAATAATTTTAAATACGTTGACAATCGATATCAAGATTTAGTACCTAAATTTTGGAAATGGTTTCACGAGAATAGTCAAAAATTACAAAGATTGCAATTGTTTGGAGGCGAGCCGTTTTTACAAGAAGATGTTTTAAAAATAATTGACTATCTACAACAAACTCCGCACCCCGGGCTTGAATTAAATATTCTTACAAATTTATCAATACCAACAGACCAATTAAACACCATACTGACATCGTTAAGTACTAGCAAAAATAATAATTCGTTGAAACGTGTAGATATTCAGGCTAGTCTAGAATCGTGGGGACCAGAGCAAGAATATGTTAGATTTGGCTTTGATGGTAAGTTATTTGAAACTAACATGCAATCAATGATTTCAATGAACTCATTTAGAATAGGATTTTTATCTACAGTTAATTCATTGTCGATAAACAGTATGCCAGAGCTATGCAACAAGTATTTGGAATGGAACAAACTACAACCTATATTTTGGTATATGCATCTTGTTCTTCCTGACGACAGCGTATTTAATCCGGTAATTTTTGATTACTCAGTGTTCGAGAAATCAATAAATCGTATGACTGAGATGCTACCAAAAGAAACTGGCGATGATCAAACAACCTATAAAACCTTTATGGGAATTGCAAGTATGCTGGAAAAAAATTGCAGTACTGATATAGAAAAACAACATAGACTAGTTAATTTTTTAATAGAAAACGATCGAAGAAAAAATACCAATTGGAAAATAACCTTCCCGTGGCTTGTCAAGGTGCTAGAAAAAAATAATGTTATATAGTATAATGCTTGTTAGAAAGGATACTGTTTAATGGCTGATGATTTTTATTGCTCGCAAAAATTTTGGTGGTTAACAGTAGACCTGGAAAAACAAGAAACACAAAGTTGTTGTGCTGCTGTACCTGCACGAGTTGATATGAAATGGTTAGATGTTAATTCTGGGCAATTGTTTAATACACCGGCAGCAATAACCGAACGCAAATTGATGTTAGAAGGAAAACCTGTTGCCAGTTGCGAAACACAATGCTGGCAACCTGAGTCCCAGGGACTGACCAGCCGTCGATTGCAGATGAACTCTCAAGAACGCACACACGGATCTGTTGTTGCTGATCCATCAGTGTTGAATGTTGTAGTTGGCACAGATTGTAACCTTACATGTGTTTACTGTTGCAAACAATATAGTTCGGCCTGGTCACATGATATTTACAACAACGGAGATTACAGTCTTCCGGGCAATCGATTCAATCTTAGTGCGCGAGATCGAGTTATCATGAAAATAAGTCAAAAGGATTTTGGAAAATCGGTCAACTACAACCAACTGTTAAACGAAGTTGTTGAGCTAGTCAAAAAATCTACTCTTACCACAGTTATTATCACCGGCGGTGAACCTTTTTTGTATTTGGAATTGGCACCACTTGCTCAACGTCTAAATGACCACGGAGTACTCATAAAAATTTTTAGCAGCTTAGGTGTTAACGAAAAACGATTTGAGAAAGAAATTGAAAAACTACAAGGACTCAACGTTGAGATTGTAATCAGTAATGAAAATGTTGAAGATGCATATGAGTTTGTTCGTTACGGAAATACCTGGCAAAGACTCAATAAAAATATATCTACTATAGAAAAGTACAATATTAATTACAGCTTTTATTCAGTAGTTAGTAATTTGACAGTTATGGGTATTCACAAGTTCGTTGAGTGGGCAGGCAATAAGTCAATAATGTTTGCTCCTTGCAGCGATCCAGATTTCCTGTCAACATCAGTGCTAGATCCTGTAACTAAAAAAATTATATTAGACCAACTAGATCTATACCCCAGCCAGTTAAAACAGATCATCAAAAACGATCTGACAGTAGATCCAACAGAATTACAATACCAACAACTAAAAATATATTTGAAAGAATTTGCACAAAGACGTAATCTTAGTTTTTCAGTCTTTCCAGAAAGTTTTCAAAAATGGATAGCTTAATGTTTGAATTTACGAGATATTGATATGTGGTATAACCAAGTAGTAACTAGCCTGAGTAACATTCCTGACTTTATAGCTCATTACGATAAAGAGCTAATAGATGCCAAACGAGATGTTCGTATAGGCGGATATGTTGAGATCAATGTTAAAGAACTCCCTGGTATTACCGAACACCGATTTAATCAGTTGCAAGAGATTGAAGCAGTGTTAAATTATTTAAACATACAGTTACGTAAGATTCGTCGCAGACATTTTCAAAAATACCTGGAAGGGTATGCTCGTGCTCTGACCAGTAGAGATGCTGAAAAGTATGTAGACGGCGAAGATGAAGTTATTGACTTTGAAACTATTATCAATGAAGTAGCATTAATACGTAATAAATGGTTAGGGATCATGAAGGGCTTAGAAAGCAAACAATGGATGAGCGGACACATTGTGAGATTACGAACAGCAGGAATGGAAGATGTACAGGTGTGATAACAGTTAAAATCCATCATGATCAAATTTTGGTTTATCGGCAAACAGTCTTGCAATAGGTTTTCCTGTGGCCAATTCTTCACAGGTCCATTCTGTGTGAGCAAGACTGATAAGCCATGCATTCCGATCTGGTCTTGCAGGAGATTCTATTTGGCTCCAATCCAAATTTGCTACCGAAGCAGCCAGACTTGATGCACCAACAAAGGCAGGCACACCAGACATGACAGCTGTAGTACCAGGACCGCTGTTCCAATTCACCACTGCCCAGGCATTACTTAATGCTCGATCAAAATCAAAATCATCATAGGTGTTGGGTATATGTAAAGGCCTATCAATAATACAATCTGGCAAGACCACCACTTCCCGGCGGGGATGACTGCGTATCACGATGGCTCGTTGAGTCACTTGTCTCAGTTGATTGACAGTTTGTTTTAACCACTGTTCTGTTGTTGGCATGCCAATCCATTGCTCGCTGTCGTTGCGTTGCAATGCAATTACAATGTCATTACCAAAAGTTTGCCATGGCTTCAATTGCAAATTTAATTTTTGTGGTCTGTGTAAGTCAAGTCCGTGTCCATAAAATGCAGTTGAACCTGTTCCGTTGATGCCCACTTTCCAAGTCTTACCCCTCTGCAGCATGCCTACTTCCAACACAACAACAGGCTTGCCTGCTGCCCTAAACGCTTGCCAAACTGCTTGATTTTGTCGCATGCGCCCAGACCAAACCATACTCCATATCACAGCAACATCCGCTGTCATGTCGTGACTGTTGTGTCTAAGACCCAGTTGATCAAGACCATGTTGAACAGCAGCAAATACCGGCTGACTGTTTAAGGCACCAAACTTGTCGAATAGTCCAAATCGCATATGATCAAATACTCAATCACATATTTAACATATCAAAATTAACCGCAAGATAAATTTAATCAACCATGAAAATTATTTACATGTAACCAAGCTCTACTAAGTAGATAAACTGTGACTACAACACACAAAGGAATACTGTATGAAAGCTGGAAAAATTTGGGGACAAACAGAATTATTGGAAGCAAATGGTGTTTTAGAGTTTCACAGAATTCAAGCTGTGGCTGGTGGTACATGTAGCAAACACAAACATCTGTTCAAATGGAACGGATTTTATGTGGAATCGGGCCGGTTACTAATTCGCGTGTGGAAAAAAGGTTATGATCTGGTGGATGAGACTGTGCTGACTGCCGGCGAATACACCAAAGTAGCACCAGGTGAATATCATCAATTTGAAGCAGTGGAAGATACAGTTGCATTTGAATTGTATTGGGCTGAGTTTGATCATGATGACATTGAAAGAGAAACTGTGGGCAAAATAAAACAATGACATATAAGATTTTTATTGGATGGGATCCTCGAGAAGCCGAAGCAGCAGAAGTGTGCAAACACAGCATACTGAAACATGCATCTGCTCCGGTAGAAATTTCTTTTTTAAAACAAAGTGAACTGCGGGCCCAGCAGGTATACACCAGAGAGATAGATGCAGATAGTAGCACAGAATTTACATTTACTAGATTTTTAGTGCCATACCTGTGCCAATATCAAGGGCATGCATTGTTTGTTGATTGCGATTTTTTGTTTGAACATGATGTGGTAGAGTTATTTCAACAGTATCAAAATCTCAAGCACAGTGTTAGTGTGGTGCAGCATGATAACTATGCTCCCAAGTCGAGCATCAAGATGGATGGAAAAGTACAACATCAGTATCCCAAGAAAAACTGGTCCAGTCTCATGTTGTTTGATTGCGCCCATCCAGAATCACAATCCCTAACTGCTCATGTGGTCAATACGCAAACTGCACAATTTTTACATAGATTTGATTGGAGCACCACTGTTGGTTCAATTGATAAATCCTGGAATTGGCTGGTAAACTGGTATCACGAACCTGAGGACGGCAAACCCAAGGCCATACACTATACCGAGGGCGGACCTTGGTTTCCGGATCATGTCAAAACTGAATACGGAGCACAGTGGACACATGCTCTTAGAGAATATAAAGGCCAGGATAATCCACCTCCACCTCCACCTCCACCTCATGTGTTTGATCAAGTGCCTGCTGAAATTGCTGCATTGTTCAAGGATATATTGAAATATCGTGTCGATCCTTCGGGGGAAATTTACAAGGTCACATTGAACAACTTGATAGATCAATTAAAAACGCTGAACAACCGGGCAGTTGTTGCCATAGGCTCAAACACAGCAGACAATAAATTTGAAAGGAAAGGACTTATGTTTGATCCATATTTACAGAGTTTCACCCTGGGTTCAGGCGGACAAATATCGCAATGGGAAAAGCACAGAAAAAGCACAACCCCGGCTGTGTTTAGAGGAGTTACCAAACGCAAAGAAATGGAAATTTGTTACCAAGAACAAAGAGATTTTTATTACATTGACACTGGTTATTTTGGAAACGGACGCAAAAAAATTTACCACAGAATCACAAAAAATGCCTTGCAAAATCTTGGACCCATAATTGATAGACCAGGTGATAGATTTGAAACAACCGGAGTACAACTCAGGAAGTTCAGACCAGGCACTAACATACTGTTGGCACCTCCCAGCCAAAAATTGTTGAACATTTTCAACATTGATCTTGAAGAATGGATTGCAACAACACAAGAACAAATTAAACAACACACAGATCGTCCAATAGTGATAAGAACCAAACAAGGCCGAGCTGCCAGAGTCAACGACAACACTATGGAAATGGCCTTGAGCCAAGATGTACATTGTTTGGTTACGTTTAGCAGTATTGCAGCCGGTGAAGCCTTGCTGTTGGGCAAACCTGCCATTACTCTGGGACCAAACGCAGCCGCAGCACTGTGTAGTAACAGTGTGAGTGAAATAGAATCTTTAATGATACCAACGTTGGATCAAGTACATGCGTGGGCCAGACACATTGCCTATTGTCAATTTACCGAAGCAGAAATGCGAGATGGTACAGCCTGGCGAATATTGAATGAAAACTCCTGATGTTGTTGTTTATCTTAGTTCGTTGCAAAAACAAAATCCAGGTAGAAAAGTTGATACCTTGACAGCGTTTGCTGATGGTGCACGATCTCAGGGTGCCACAGTACACATAGAAACACAAAATACATATACTCCTTCAAAGTTGGCCGTAATGTTAGGGTGGGCCAGCCCTCAACAACACACGCCTAATATAAAATTACGAGCACATATAATACAACAGCAACAGCAGTTGAGTAATCACACCATGTGTATTGATGCAAATTGTTTTAAATTTGCAGATCATGACAGTCGGTATCTGCGTTACAGTATAGGTAGTCCTTTCTACGACACTGGCAACTATGCCAATAAAAATTCAGATTCTGCCAGATGGAAGCAATTGTCAAAAGATCTTGGAGTCAGTGTACATGATTGGCGATCAACTGGAAATTACATACTGTTGCTGATGCAACGAGACGGCGGGTTTACTATGAAGGGCCTGCATCCACTGACCTGGACTGAACAAAAAATAAAACTCATACAGCAACACACTGACATGCCTATTGTGTTACGTCCGCATCCGGGAAAAATAGCCGACCCAACTTGTTTGATACAACCTGGGGTCACAATGAGTGATCCGATCCAGCGATCGTTATTAAAAGATTTGAAACATGCCGCCGGCGCCTTTGTGTTTAACAGCAGCAGTGGTGTTGCCGCAATACTACACGGAGTTCCGTTGTGGGTAGATGATTCCAGTAGTGTGTGTTGGCAAGTGGCTGATACTGATGCTGGCACAATTCACAATCCTGCAATGCCGGATCGAACACAATGGTTGAATGATTTAAGTGCATGCCACTGGACTGACGAAGAAAGTCGCCAGGGCTTGATCTACAAAAAATTCTTACCTTATCTTGTTTAATATGTCACAAAAAGTTATTGCTTGCTTTGGTTGTAGTTTTACAGGGGGTGTGTTTGATTCTTGTGAACCAAGACAGTCTTGGCCATATCAATTGTCATTGGCAAGACCAGATTTGAAAGTTTATAATTTTGGAAGACAAGCAACCAGCGTATTATTTTCGTTAAACATGATTGATCAAGTGTCTGAACAATTAAAATCAGATTTAGTTATAACACAACTTACCGAACCAACAAGAATGACGTTTTATGATTCAGGATTTAAATTGAATCTTAAACAAGACTTATTAAAAATTTCAGATAATTATTGGGTATTGCCGATGAGCGTCAAAGGCATTTGGCCGTTCAATGGTGTCAGCGGAAAAAGACAAATCAGAGAAAACTTCTCTAACTCTTCCACGGCAGAAAAATATCAAGTACTAAAAAATCTCATGGTCATGCATGAAGATCAAAATCATTTTGATCCAGAATATAGAGCATTTTTTCACAGAGCTAACTCGTTATCGGATCTAGTATTTTTTCACAGAAAATTATATAGAGAAGTTCCGGGTTTAGAAAATACACCGTGTGTGGAAAAATTATTAGGTACTGAAAAATTTTTAGATCTAGTCATAGACAAAGGATTCCACTTTGGCACTGATGGAGCCAAATGGATTTCAAACTGGGTTACTGAAGAATTGAAATTATAAACTTAACGTAGTTTGCTAATAGCAGTATCTAATGCATCACTGATGTGTTGTATCGGAAATACTGAAAATAATTTATCAACATTCATTACACAATTAGATCTTGGAGCAACAGTTGCAGCTTTAAATTCATCCCTAGTAAACCATTCTTTCTCTAGTCCGAGCTTATCAGCAACCTGTTTAGTAGTAGCAGAACCCGGATTACAAACATTATAAATTCCGCCTGCTGGTTTATTCACTGCAAAATACACAGCTACCTTGGCTACATCAACAACATAACTAAATGAGTTTTCGTAGTCAATTAATTTTTGATAATTTGATAATTTTGTAAAAATGTTCTTAGGTTCGTGTGTATCACCAAAGGGCATGCGGATTCTTAATAGGTATGATTTATCAAGATGAGGCGCCATTAAAGTTTGGAACAACGCCTTTGAACCGCTGTAAAACGATCCGTTATTAAAATCAAAATTAGGAGCGTCTTCTTCAGACCACCCGCCTGGTTTATAACCAGTGTATACACATCCGCTGGTAATATGTACAATAGGCGTAGAGAGATTTGCTGATTCTAACTGCAACGGAAATACTACATTGCCGTTGATAGTTTCTTGTTTGTGTTGTTCACAAGCATCAACATTCGGAGAACCGGTATAACCAGCAGCATTGATGATTGCTGTCGTGCCAGCCGGAACAGCCTGACCATGTCTAATCCACTCGTGATGAATATTTTGATATTCTAATTCTTGTTTGATCTGTCCGCCAACATATCCATGGCCTATTAGTGTAATCATTATGCGTCTCTTGATTTTATCAATTCGGGAGAATATTGTGGCAATGCTTCAGTGCTATCTTTATCTTTGGCACTTTCTAATTTAGCAGTTCTTGATCTCAACTCGCTGGAGGAATACTTGTGTCCACGTTTGTGATAGTGTAATTCGATCCCAACATCCATGCAATATTGCTTGCCGGTAAAATCTCTGTTGAGATATTCTTCACTTAAAAATCTTATATGAATGGTTTGTGTCTGTAACAACTGTAATAGGTCAAACTCTGTTTCATAGATTAAAATCTCATCAACATACTTACATGCCTGAAGCTGAACATATCGTTCGTATGCACTTTGTACTGGTTTGTTCTTAATTCCAGGACGATCGATGGTTGGATCAATCTGTAGTGCAACTATGAGATAGTCGCACAATTCTTTTTCCATCTTTAACATAGTAACATGACCTGCATGTAGTAGATCAAAACTGCTGCAATTAAATCCCACTTTCATCTGAGAGTCCTCCTTTTTCTATTGAATACCAATCATTGGCTGGATGTACTGTGTCTCTGAACCACCAATATAAATCTGGGCCTGCCCAATTAGAAAATTGTTCCTGATACCACTCTACACTTCTAGGATATGTTACCCAGTTAGCGTCGTACATTCGTTTTTTAGATTTTACAGGCTTATCTGGTTTGTGTAGGCCTATGAATACAAACTTAGTAGCATAGTTCATTAACTTATCGCACAACCAGGGCATATCAACATCAGGAATACTGCCCAGTACCTGTGTACAAATAACAGCATCGAATGTCTGTCCTATGGGTTCTATTTCAAATTCTTTTACGCAGGGATCAAACTTGTAAACACTTTCTGCATTTATCCTAGTTTGAAATGTCGTCGGTTCTGTTACTTGATCGTGCGGCATTCCGTATGAAACTATATTTGTATATTGTCTACCCTTGCCACAGCCATAATCTAGCACAGTTTTGGCATTGTATTTGTCCATCAGGACTCTAATCTGATTGTGATAATTCTTGCAATCGTCTCCACCCCAGCTGCTGTTGTTTAATTGAAATTGTTTTCCTAGTTCTACACTTTCTAAATAATAACTACTTGGCATTATAATTTTCCTATGAATTTTCTATTGTTTGCCACCCATTGTTGAGCAGACTCTGATTTATAATATTCGCTGGTCCAGTCGCTGTATATTTGCCAATTATCCGGAGTATCATAGTCTTTTCTTAATAGATACATTTGACAACTTATATTAACTGCTCTAGCGTCAGGTGCTAGAATGTATTTAAACATTACATTTCCGCTCTTATGTTTAGGGCCATTGAGTCTCGTAACAATAGATTCCTCTGTGTCTAAACTAGATCTACGGGCAATGATAGCAAAGTCTGTGACTTTTTTATTAGTGGCATCGCTGCGTTCATGTAGTTTATCGTAGTGATTTGTAAAATCCACGCCCATGAATGCTACATCGTTGTTTCCGTTGACGATTTCGTCGAGCTCGCTTAATACCACAGACATCGAACTAGTCGTGAACCAGAGATCGGTTCTTAATTTAATAATGACATCTTCTTTGACAGACTTAACAGCCTGCAAAAAATCCCAGACCTGTACACCGCCACTAGAGGTAAATGGACCGTCAGTACTTGGTCCTTGTCTAGTAAAATCATAGACATTCACAGCATACTGAGTTTTTAACAACTCAATCAACGCCTGATGATTAGCTTTTGAAGTCTTATCAAATTTACGTTGACCGATGTATACTACGGCAATTGCCATTTTTTAAAATCCTCTATATTTAAATCCTGCTGGTCCCATCCTTGCTGACTTCTCCACCAATTAACTGCATCTTGCATGGGGTGAGGAATGATAAAAGTTTTCTTTCCAATTTCAGACTTATCGTCCAATATATAGCTTTGTATATAGTCTTTGCAAACTTCATTATCACTAGGATATGAAGCATATGTTTTTCTAATTAACCATGTTTGGCATAGTATTCTAAAAGCATTGACATCTTGAAAATAAAAATGTTCAGTCTTTGTCATAGGGATCAGCAATTTAAAAAGATTGTTACCGCTCCGTCTTTTTTTAGCAGGAAGGCCAGTGATATAGTCTATAACTTCTTTAGCTGGCTTTAGCTGAGATCGATTGGCAACAATTGCGAAATCTTGCACACCACCAGGGACTCCGTCTATGACAACGATTTTATGATAGATCTTCCCAGCATTTGCATGAATCCAATCACTGCCAAAAAAAGCTATATCTGTTTTTCCTGCAAGAATTTTTTTAATCTCTTCGCATATAATAGAAATACTCGAGTCAGTGAACCAAACGTCTGTGCGTAATCTCATCACACAGGGTTCTGTGGTGCGTTCACAACTTCTATAAAAGTCCCAGACCTGGATGCCGCCGCCCTGTCCTCTACGATATGCATTGTCAAGATTGGGGTCACCTTCTTCAAAAGGACAAACACCTCGGTCAGGGTCGTCTTTGGTAAACCAATAGATATTAACACCAACAATTTCATTAAGGCAATCAAACAGTCGTTGATGATTTTGTTTGACAATTTCTAAGTTATGTCTTTTATCGCCAGTGTAGAATACTGCCAGTTTTTCTTTCATATAAAATCACTTAAATTATCTTGATCTCTTTTTATATTTACAGCCACAGCACGTGGCCAGGGATTAGCATCGTTATAGTCGTTTATCAACACACGCTTGGTATTTGGCAAACCAGAAATTAGCTTGAAGTCAACAAATCCTAGATCTTTTAACATTTGCTCTGTTATTGCATGTGAGTCACTGCTTCGTGCGGTGGTGAAGATTACCTGACTACCATTGGCGATTAATTCTTTAATACGTTTTATATTCTTTTCAAGTGGTATCGGTGTAGTTCCTATTTCTAATCTTGATTGTGCGTTGATTATTGTTCCGTCAATGTCACAGAACAACACAGCCTTGTCGTTATACTCAAACCATTCTTCTGCGGTGCCTACATCTACATAATTTGTAACAGCACTTTCTTTGAATATTGCACCATCATTAAGGCATTCTTCGATGATATGACTAACGAAGATTTCTTTCACGTTTGCATCTTTTAATTTTTCAAACGCAGACATAAACATATCCGCTGATTCAAATTTATAACCACCTACACAGAACTTGTCAGACACAACCTGTTTCTCGATGATACTGGTAATAATTCCTTGATCGTTGGCCACAACAAAACTTTTACTTGCTAGTCGTTTTAGTATTTCGTGATCTCTGATGTTTGAAACACAGACATAATTACCTTCTTGATAATCATGGTCAAAAAAACTATCGCAGTCTTTGATTAGAAATTCTTCTGTGGTCAATTCTGCCTGCTTTAATATTTGATATACTGTATCAGCAGGCCCTGTTGTTCTATTTTCTAAAATCACAACCTGTATAGCATCACCATATTCGTTTTTAATATATTCGGCGGTGCTATACTGGTCGTTGTGTTCTTTTAAGATACCTATAGTAATGTTATGCTTGCCTATAAATGATTCAAGCGATCGTTCAAACATATACTTGCCTTGAAAATCTGCAAGGATGTATTTTGGCCGCATATTAGGAAATCTTGTAGATAACCCAGCAGCTGGCATTATTATTTCCATAACAAATTGATTCCTTGTAATAAAAAGTTTCTTTCGAGAGTATCTGGTCTGCTGTGCCTATATACTCTTAACAACATTAAGATCAACAGATAGTCATTGTTGGCTTGTGGATATTGTTGTAATATTTGTTGTTGTATGTGTTTGGTTTTTACATCTAGCATCACATTATCTTTTCTAGTAAACCAACCTAGTTCTAGATCTTGTCTTAATTTTGCAATATCAAACACGTATGAATCGTATTCTATTGTTACGCAATCAATAAGAAAAAATCCGCGATCAGTGGTAAAAATAATATTTTCTAATGTTAGATCACCGTGATAATTTGAACTCGGCAACGTTTTAGGAAGACGTTCTAACAGTTGTTCACGAGTGAATGGCATCTCATCAAAACTAACTTCTTGTAATTTTTTAATATAAGTTTCTGTATAGTCTTTGTCTACAGCATTACTAGAAAGTTTTTCTAGGATAGACAAAATAAAGTCCAATAACTTTTCATAATTGTTGGTTTTGAGATATGACTTAATATCTAGCCCGTGCAGATATTCCATGTCAATCATTTTCTTTGACACTGTGTACAATTGGGGAAGAGGATAATCTGCAGACAGGGCCTGCATACGTTCAATGTTCCTAGATATGTTTCCTATCTTTCGTACAAAGAGTTTTTCGTGTTTCTGCATCAATAATATCTGATTTCC